GGTTATCAAACATTACTATTGATAACGCAAATATATCACTAGTAATAATTCCTGCAATTTCTACAGCTTTTTCAAAATTACTACCCCCTACTACCCCAAATTTTCTACCTAACTTTTCTTATATATATACATGGAAATTGTAAACAGACACACACAGACACCCTGCACCAGTTATACAAACGCATTACCAAAATTATTTTTTAGTTGTTTTAAAAAGCGAATACACTAGATGTAGTATATGGATTATATGAATAGTGATGAATTTGATTGTGTTGCTTATGTTGATGAAAAAACTAATAATCTAGTAATAAGATTCTTTGGTATACCTAATAAACAAGCTGCTGAACTATTTGCAGATTATGTAATGATGACATTAGGAGTTGATTACCAATCTATTAACGAGACCCCTCGTTCTAAAATGGTTCATTAACAGATGAACATTAAGATACCTTATACTCCCAGAAAACATCAAAGTTATCTACATCAACAAATTAATAAACATAGATGGAGTGTGCTAGTTTGTCACAGAAGGTTTGGCAAAACAGTATGTATGATAAACCACTTAATCAAATCAGCATTAATGTGCAAACATAAGAATCCTAGATTTGCTTATATTGCACCCACCTTTAAACAGGCGAAGTCAATCGCTTGGGATTACATGAAACAGTTTACTGCAAAAATCCCAGCAACAAAGTTTAATGAAACAGAATTGAGAGTAGATCTGCCGAATGGTGCTAGAATAACATTACTAGGAGCTGAGAACTCTGATGGGTTAAGAGGTATATACCTGGATGGTTGTGTTATAGATGAATACGCAAACATTGAAGGAAAACTATTTGCAGAAATAATTAGACCAGCTCTATCTGATCGTAAAGGTTACTGTGTCTTTATTGGCACACCTGCTGGAATGAACAATAACTTTTATGATCTCTACCAACACGCTAATGGAGCAGAAGATTGGTTTAACTATAAAGCTAAAGCAAGTGATACAAAGATTGTAGATCCAGAAGAATTAGAAAAAGCAAAAGAAGTTATGGGTGAGAAGAAGTACCTACAGGAATTTGAGTGTGATTGGATTGCCAACATTGAAGGTGCGATCTATGGAGATGAAGTCGCCAAGCTAGATGATAAGAAGCAACTAGCAAGAGTACCCTACGATCCTACTTTGCCTGTCTCAACTGCATGGGATCTCGGTGTTGCAGACCACAGTAGTATTATATTCTTTCAACAAAAAGGAACAGCAATACAAATAATAGATTACCATGAAGAACGTGGTCATGGATTACCACACTATATTCAGTTGCTAAACGAAAAACCATACGTTTACAAAGAACATTATGCACCACACGATATTGAAGTACAGGAGTTTGGCAATGGCAAAACAAGAAGAGAGATAGCTTATCAGTTAGGAATTAGATTTAAGGTAGTACCGAAGCTACCAGTAGAAGAAGGAATCCACGCAGTAACAATGCTGCTCAACAGATGTTGGATAGATACAGACCATTGCAAAAGTTTGATAGATGCGTTAAGACATTACCACAGGAAGTACATTGACAAAAATAGAATGTTCAGATCGAAACCTGTACACGACTGGAGTTCTCATGCTTGTGATGCGATGCGTTACTTAGCAGTTGGTCTACAAGAATTAAATACTAGACAAAATGCTCCACAAAGTGTAGCAGATAATAACTATAGGATTATTTAATTATGGGATCAATATTTAAACCAAAAATACCAGCGTTGCCACCTGTGCAACCTTTACCAGAGCCACCAGATACAGAACTATCTGAAGCAGAACAAAAAAAATTAGACGCAGAGTTTGCTGCTAAAGAACGAAAAAGAAAAGGTAGAAAATCAACAATCAAAACTTCTCCATTGATTGCTATGGAAGAAGCAGACGTAGAGAAGAAAACATTACTAGGATAATAATATGTTAGATAAAATTAAAAAAGTATTTAAAAAAGAAAAATCAGAAACTAAATCTGCCAAGAAAAAACCATTGTTTAACTTAGGAAATGAATTGGATTCTGGTGTAGGTGTTAATGAAACTAAACTAGAATCAAAAAAAGAAGTTACAAGTGAAAACAAATCTTCTTTGACATTTGGAAAATAATTATGGGAAGTAATGGTGCTAGTGGTGGTGGAAGTGCAGACGCACCAAACAAAACAAGATCAACATTGTCTACAAAAAATCAAGCGAAGGCAGATAAAAAATCAAGAGCAGAAGCAAATGTAGAAGTTGGTTTAGGTAAAACTAAAACTCAAAGAGCTGTAGAGACAGTTGGAAATTTTGTTAAAACTGGTGGATTTATAGGAGCTGCTGTTAGAGGAGTAACAAAATCTGTAAGAAGAGGAAGAGTTAATACATCATTAATGGGAACTTCAGACTATCAAGGATCATCAACAAGAAGTAGTGCAACTAATTCTATGAATGATGGAAGAGGTAATAATAATAATGGCAATCAAGTTGTTCAAGCTCCAATAGTAAAAGCACCAACATCAATAGAAGTTTCTCAAGTTGCACCAGAAGTTACATCAGAAGAAGCAAGAGCATCAGCAAATGAATTAATTTCAAAAAAAAGAAGAGGTAGAGGAAGATCTTTAATGATTGCAACATCTCCAGAAGGTGTTAAAGATCAAAGCTTAACCTTAAGTCAAAAAACTTTATTAGGATAATATGCAAACAGATTTAGCAAAAACATTATTAAAAAGATTTGATCGCTTAAAATCAAATAGACAAAACTGGGAAAGTCATTGGCAAGAAGTTGCAGACTATATGCAACCAAGAAAAGCTGATGTAACTAAAACAAGATCTAAAGGTGATAAGAGAACAGAACTTATTTTTGATAGTTCACCATTACAAGCAGTAGAATTATTAGCTGCTTCACTTCATGGTATGTTGACGAACCCTGCTACTACTTGGTTCTCATTAAGATTTAAAGGTGGAGAGTTTGAAGATAACGATGAAGCAAAAGCCTGGTTGGAAGATGCTACTGAAGTTATGTACAACGCAATTAACAAATCTAATTTCCAACAAGAAATATTTGAATTGTACCATGATCTAATTACATTTGGTACTGCAGCAATGTTTATTGAAGAAGATACAGAAGATACATTAAAATATTCTACAAGACATATTAATGAAATGTATATTTCAGAAAATGACAAAGGTAGAATTGATACTATCTTTAGAAAATTTAGATTAACAGCTAGAGCTGCAATACAAAAGTTTGGTGCTAATGTTTCTGATAACATTGTAACTGTAAATAGAAAAGATCCATATGAAGAAATAGAAATACTTCACGCAATATATCCAAGATCTGATTTTAATCCTAAGAAACAAGATAAAGCTAATATGCCTTTTGAATCTGTTTACTTAGAAGCAGGAACAGGTGATGAATTATCTGTATCTGGATTTAAAGAATTTCCTTTTGTAGTACCAAGATACTTAAAAGCATCACACGAAATCTATGGTAGATCTCCTGCAATGACAGCATTGCCAGACGTTAAAATGCTAAATGAAATGTCTAAAACTACAATCAAGTCTGCACAGAAACAAGTTGACCCACCACTACTTGTTCCAGATGATGGATTTATTTTACCAGTAAGAACAGTACCTGGTGGTTTAAATTTTTATAGATCTGGTACTAGAGATAGAATTGAACCATTAAACATTGGTGCGAACACTCCATTAGGTTTAAACATGGAAGAGCAAAGAAGAGATTCAATTAGAAATGCTTTTTATGTAAATCAATTAATGATGCAGAGTGGTCCACAAATGACAGCAACAGAAGTTATCCAACGTAATGAAGAGAAGATGAGATTACTTGGTCCAGTATTAGGTAGACTACAATCAGAATTATTAAAACCATTAATCGATAGAACTTTTGCATTACTACTTAGAAAAAATTTATTTAGACCAGCACCAGACTTTTTATCTGGTCAAGATATAGAAATTGAATATGTATCTCCATTAGCTAAAGCACAAAAATCTGCAGAGTTACAATCTATTATGAGAGGTATAGAAATACTAGGATCACTTGCAAATGTTGCTCCAGTATTCGATCATGTTAATATGGATAAACTTGTTAAACATTTAATGGATGTTGTAGGTGTTCCACAAAAAGTTTTAAAAACTCAAAACGAAGTTCAAGCTAAAAGAGAACAAGATCAACAACAACAAGCACAACAACAACAAATGGCACAAATGCAACAAGTTGCTGAATCTGCTGGAGCTGCTGCACCAATGGCAAAAGCATTACCAGAAGAAGCAAAGGCTTTAGCTAATGCTGAAGTTCAAGAATAATAAAAAAACAAAAGGATAGATATGCAAGACGAAAAAGCAGTACAGGCTTATATAAAAAAACTACAAGAAAATTATAAACATATTTTTACATCAGATGAAGGTAAACAAGTTTTATCTGATTTAGAAAAAAGATGTCATTATCATTCTACTACCAATGTTAAAGGTGATAGTCATGAGAGTGCATATATGGAAGGTCAACGAAGCATCCTTCTATTTATTAAACAAATGCTTCAAACAAATAAGGATAAATAAATATGTCAGAAGAACAGACAACTCAAACAACTGAGCCTGTAGCAGAGACAACACAAACTACAGAGCCAGTTGCACCAACTATAGCAACAACAAATAATTCAACACCTTCAACTTGGAAAGATTCAATCTCACAAGAGTTTAGAGAAGATCCAAACATTTCTAAATTTACTGAAATAGATGCGTTAGCTAAAAGCTATATCAACGCAACTAGAATGATTGGTCAAGATAAAGTTGCTGTACCAAATCAAAACTCAACAGACGATCAATGGAGTGAAGTTTATGATAAACTTGGCAGACCAGAATCTCCAGATAAATATAAACTAGATGTAAAATCTGAAGTAGTTCCATTAGATGAAGGTACAATTAAATCGTTTGCAGAAAATGCTCACAAGCTAGGTTTAAATAATAAACAAGCTCAAGGTATTCTTGAATACTATAAAAACTCTATGGAAGGATCTGAACAACAAGCAAGAATAGATACAGAAACTGCACAAGCAAATGCAGAAGCTGAACTCAGAAAAGAATGGGGTAGATCTTTTGATGAGAATTTAAAAAAAGCTGCAGGAGTTGCTAAAGCAAACATGGATGAAAAAATACTAAACATGGAACTAAAAGATGGTACTCGTTTAGGAGATCATCCTTCAGTTATTAAAGGTTTTGCAAACATTGCTAATCTTATGTCTGAAGATAAAATGATTGGTACTGCAGAAGAAAACTCAACATCTGGAAGAGACTACCAAAGTGAAATTAGTTCTATTGTTAATGATAGAGATGGTCCATATTGGAATAAAGCTCACCCAGAACATGATAAGGTAGTTCAACAAGTATTTACTTTGAGAACAATGCTTAATGAATAAAGAAGAAATAAGATTAGAAATATTAAGAATGGTATTGGAAAGTGGATCAGAAAAAATAAAATCTGATCCCTTGCCAAGCTGTGAAAAATATTATACATGGGTTTCTAAGGCGAGTGAAAATTCGCCTAAGAAAAGTAAGACAATTCGAAAG